TTTTTTTTTTTTTTTTTTTTTTTTTTTTTTCTCTTGCTAAATACCAACAAAACTAATTCGATTCAAAGAATCACTGCATTAGCCGTGCGGATATATAGGTCGACATAAAAACACAACGAAAGCATAACGAGGTTCCAAACCTCTCTCTTAACTATCGGTATTTAAATGCGGAAAGCAGGAAACTAACGGATAAATAAAGCGCTTAAAGCACAATTATCTATCAAACACACTACAGACCACGCACGCCCATCAGGTTGTGCATGTTTCTATTTACGTCATCCGCTGTATGTCTCTCCGTGTCCTCCTCTTTTGTCCCAACATTCCCATCGAGCCCAAACAATCGTGTGCTAGCATTCCTCAATGCAGCAGCTTTCATTTGTATGTGGGCTTCACGAGCTCTAACTGGTGTTTTGGATGTCATCTCGTAGAAATCAAAAGCATACCGGGCCAGACTCATATCGGTGAGATTGCGTTGGAGCCCGTACCTTGGCATATACGGCTCCGTCATATTCCTTTTCTCGATGTAAGCTTCAGCAACATTGCTGAAGTGGGCCATGATTTGTCTAAACGTGGGTTTCGCATGTTCAATTAATGGCTTAATTGGATACTCCACTTGTTCATCGCCATCCATCATGACCCACACGCCATTAATATTTGGTGAGGTCCCGTTTTCAATGCACCAGACAAGTAGTCCGTTAAGGATTATCTGCATTCCTTCATCTGACACATCATAATCTGATTTCACACCGTCATACCAAGTCTCAAACTGGCGCTTTGTTGCCCTCGTGTTGGCTAGATCAACTTGCTTCGGGCTATATTGTAACAAGTGATCCAAATTGATTGCAAGTTGTCGCTGGTATCGTGGCAAATTCATCTTGGCTGTGATTGTTTTAAGCCTTGGTACTTGATACGTACCCATTGTACCAGCATCCACATCTTTGTCTCGATGCTTGAGAGAGTTTTCTTCACCTTTTGGTATGATAATCTCTCTCTCCAGTCCTTTTCCTTTGTCGTCTTTTGGTTTTTCTTCACCATCCTGTCCTGCGTCAACGACTTTCTCTTCACCCGATTGAAAATGTACATCTTCAAACATCGTTTCTTCGTGTCCATGATTGAACCCCTCCAGGTAACGCAGCAATTCTGTTTCAGTGGCTTCAACTTCCAGGTACAGGTTTCGCAATGCTGTCTCAGCCACATATGGTGCTTTCCCTGTCTCAGCCAGACTGTTGTAAGGAGATTGCTCTAACACCCAACTATAAAATTTGCGAATTTCATGTGTTAGGCGAGTGTAACCCCACGATTCAATCATGGCTGCACAAATTGCCTCAAGTCTATGTTCTGGCTCTTTGGATCTATCCCACTCGAGGATAGATACGATCCTCTCTGGCTCAAGTTTAGGTATGTATTTGCCTTCATACTTAATGCCTTGATGTGACATGAACCAGAGCTCTCCTTTGTCACGCGTCCTGTTAGAGAAATCATATTTCAGTCCGAGCTGACCAAAAGTCTCCTGCATATTATCCAGTAGATGCTCAAAGTATGGATGTACTGCAAGTAAAAGGTCATCACCATTTATGAAAAACTTGCAGACCATTTCCCATGAGAAGCCATTCAGTTCGCTACTTAGGAGTGAATACACCATTGCAATGAAAACCATTAATGAGTTATCCACAACAGTGGATGGCTGTCCACTGTTATTGCCTTTGAACTTCTTGACAATTGTTCCATCAGGAGTAGCAATAGGTGTATACACGATTTCAGTATACAAGTTTCTAAGCATCTGTTCCCCGATATCCCATTCCTCCATAAAGTGTAATCGCAGTTGTAGTACAGCGTTAATGAGATATGGAGATAGCGAACTATCGAACTGGGAGCCGTCAGCATCACAGTAGATCCATTCATTTGGCAATGATTCCAACAACTCGTCCCATCCACAATAGAATTTTGTCATGCCTACTGTCCAAGGACACTTAATATGATGTTCATAAAACTTATTGTTGAAGTCATCAACGCACACCTTTCCACCAAGAAGAGTATCGATAGGAGCAGCTGTGAAAGATCGTGTTTTATTCGCATTCACTTTTTCCATTGGTCGCAGTTCTGCCTTCAAAGATCCATTCCAAACGCCCATTTTTCCAAGATATAGACGTTTACAGCTCTCAAAAACAAGTTCTTCTTGCTGCGCAGTTGTGAAGGAATCAAGATAATCCTTCTTCTTACCCTTGTATTGAGCTCCAACAGCCGCATTCTTGTTGAGTGAGTTCAAAATCGTGTCGGCATCTGTGATGTACTCACATTGATCAAAGCCTTTCTTCTCCATGTGTGTGATCACAGATTGAAGAGCTTGTTCAAAAATATCACAATCCACCTCTCCTACTGTTATTGGGGAAGCATACTTGAGTAAGTCCTTGATATATGCTTCACGATTTAACTTACTCTTTCCGTATGCACCCATTAGTGGCTTGAAAAATTTTCGTTCCTCGTCGTGCGTCTGTAAGTAGATCTCAAATAGAGAACACTTACCTTTCACCACGTGCTTAGTCACTAATTGGTTCTCCATTGATGCTACTGCACGTAAATTGCCATGCAGCCTCTCTCGAAGCCAGTAGTGCGTCTTACTTTGGGTATGCACGAAGTCACTCTCAAGGTCTGATACAAGCTTCGACACTTTAAATAGGTCAATAGGAGCACTATCTCGAAGTCTCATATCACCCCAGCACACACTATCCTTATTAAACTTCCACTTGCCCACCCAATCTATGTTTTCTGGTGTTCTCAAAAACTCCTCTTCAAATTTTTCAGGAAAGCATGAGAAGTAATTTTTAGACAAATCATTGTTAGCCAAACTGTGGATACCAACGATGTATCCGTCATTTGTGCTAACGAGTGGTAGACCACAGTGTCCAAGTTTAGTACTAATCCAGTGTTTCCAAAAGTGTGTTCGATCGTATGGAAGCGTGACACTGGCTTCAGACACCAAACTTGAAGTTGATTTCGTCTGAAAATTTGTTCCTATCATTACAACCTTTTCCGAATCTTTGGGAGCTCTAAATCGAATTCTTTGTGGGAACGGTGGAAAGTCCTTAGGAGTCTTAATCAACACGATATCTCTTCCAATCAATGGCATAAACTTCAGAGAATTTGTATTCCTTACAAGAAATTCACCATGTTGTGACTTAATTGTAAGTTGTCCGTTCGTTCGCTTGAACAAGTGCTGATTTGCAATTATTAGTGGCCCAAACCCAATTCCGTACGTTGTCTCACTTGCTCCATCTGATTCATTGATTAGTTGACATACAACACTTGCAATAGGATTATAATCACGAACACCTTTGAACAGAGCCTTGCTCTCGAATTCCACACCATCCTCCTCCGTGACTTCAGGGACCTCACTGATTGGTACTTGCTTAGGGTGTCCTGTTTGTCGCAATTCACCTTCCCGCTCTGGAAATCCCGCTATTGTTGCGACATTTCTACAAGAAGCTAGCGGATTGTGAGGTGTCAGGTCAACTTTCAAAGCATGTTGCGACATGTCTTTCACAAAGTAAGCAGTGATTCCTGGATTTGAACGAATTTTGTCCAATGATAAATCATCATCAATCACCCTCTTCATTCGAATATCACCAATCTCCTTCTGAATGATATCAACATCAGTGTGCGGGCTCGTTTCAATTGTATGGCCTGTCAGTGGATCGACAAATCGAACAAAACTATAATCTGCGGGGTCGTATCCATACATATTAACAAATCGTCTATTCTTCCGGCCCAGGCCCTTGGTGGTTCCTGTTGACTTGCCCTTTTTGGTATAAGCATCCCCAAAATAATGCTCGATGGTTCCATCATCCCCATAAACTTCGCGCCCAACTTTCGCGTCCCTTGCTCGTCGAAACTTCAACTTCTCCCGCTGACGTTTATTGAGGCCTTGAAAGTGTACAGCTTCATTAGTTCTCGCTCGAAACAGTTCATACAACATCCAGGCGCTACCACCAACCACTCCTAGTAAGACTAACACATCTCGTGTGATCAGATTCTTCTTCCACATTCCCTGTAGTGACAAGTGCTTTGCCATACCACTTTTGCTTTGAAAGTGAACACATTCTAATGATTCAAAAGATCGCAGTTGTTCAGAGGCGCTTGGATCTATGTTTAAATTGCAGAACTCCATTAGCTGTGCTCTTACCATGTGTAGCTTCTCGATATTTTGCGTTGAATGGTCAGTTGCGTACTTTGACCTGATTGCATTCGTGATGCTACTCAGAGAGAAATTTGATGAGGAACATGACAAATTCGTCATTGCCTTGAAGTGCGCTTGCTTAGTTAACTCATCTGTTATGAGGCTATCAATTATCTTGATTGTCCTTGGGAGTGAGTGAATATCCGTCTGCAATGTGTACGCTATCTTAGCTGCACTATGACTTGAAATCCTCCCGAAACCTGCATCCTTCTTGAATTTAACAACTGCATCCCAGATATCGCGGTGTAGTTTGTCAGGTATGTCTTTAACCACAAATGGGACTCTAATTTCCTTATCAGTTTCAATTCTAACACCCATTTGAGCAAGTTGCGTCGATGTTAACCAGTTTGGAACGCACTTATTTGGTATTGCAAATTTGTTAAGTATCACTTCTGATTCGCGTAATCTGTAACACTTCACAAGTTTGTATATTTCAGGGTGCATACTTCCGTCATGGCGAACTAAGTTAGCCATGTAAAATGGTGACATCTCGAATTGCAACATCGTTCTAGCCTGTCTTACTGTGCAAGTACTAAGAAGACTCGTTGAGACATTATGCGTCATAACAGGTAGTCCATACGCAAAACAAGTGAACGCAGCCTCCGTTGCTGCAATCGTAGGGATCGATGGGAGCCCCTTCTCAGTGTATCCAATCCTTAATGCCACTCCTGGTTTGTTTCTACCAACGCGACCAAGCCTTTGTATCCTCTCACCAAGGCTTACACTAACTTTCTTGTAGCGGATCATTCTACTGTCAATATCCAACTCTGGCACAACTTTGAGCCCGAAGTCAACCACAACATCTACATCTAGAGTCACTCCATTCTCTATGATGTTTGTGGCCACAACAAAATGCTTCCTAGCACTTGAGCCAGACGTCTCAATTTCAACACTGCCTAATTTCATAGTCCTTCCATCAACCTTAGTCACTTTGTGACCTTTTTCAAGGAGTAATTTTGACAACATGTCCACTTCGTTGTAGCTTGCAACATACACAAGAATATTGTCGCCTTTTGTTATGACGTCATAATTAACTCCCTGCCCCTGCCCACTCACAAATTGTTGAAAACCGAGTGATTCTTCAATGATTAAGTCCACTTTGTGTTGTGTTGAGAATTCCACTTCTCGTCCTGGTGGCGTTGCTGAGACTTTGATAATCTTACCACTATAATTGAACTCAGCCAAAAGACATCGAAAGGCCATAGCCATGCTATCGATAACGTGACATTCATCGAATATCACGAATCTGTATTGTTCTAACTGGCTCGGATTGTTTGCAAAGAGATGTAATGCGAATCCACTTGTCATCACATTGATGGGGGTGGAACCAAAGGTTGTTAAACCTCTCATCCTTAGAGTTGGATTCACATTAAACGGTTCTCCTCGCAATTGTTTGCAAACATTCTCAGCAAGTGGTCTCGTTGGTTCAATAATAAGAACTTGCCCTTTCTTACTCAAGTGGTATGGTAGTGACGTTGACTTACCGGAACCAACTGCACCTCGGAGTAGTATGTCATTGAATTGATTGTGAGCGATTTCGCTAGCCACTGCAGCTGCGTTTGCCCTTGTGAATTCCATAAAATGTCCCTCAGTTCTGTACTGTGTGACCACTCTACTTTGTTCCAACTGATTATTCCACCACTGTTGGAATGTCGATTCAGTTACCAAGGACTCTGCTGTTTCTACTCCGTCCATTTCAAAATCAACTGTCAGGTTTTTCTCCTCCAGATGTGTTTGAATCTCATCTAAACTTTGAAAATGCACATCCTGTTCACAGGTTCCGATCAAATTTTTCAGCTTCATCAGAATTTTATAAACGCAATCACTACGTTCACTGTCAAATGCCATCAAAACCAATGAAATAAATGCCACTATTCGCTCAAATTTGATTTGCTCAGCATTCTTAGCTTGCCAAGAGACATTTACCATTGCAGCCCCAACGAGTTCAGTTGCATGCTCCTCCATCTTAGGATCAATGCGCCGTACATACTCAATAAATTCATCAGTTGTCGGTTGCATTCCAATTTTCTTGCTAAGAGCGTAGTAATATTGTTTCAACCTTTTGTACCTCTCTTGAGCTTCGAGTTCTCGTCTATAATACTGAGCTTGTTTGTAGTTGCTGATGGTTCCTTGAAGGACATTTAGCACAGAAAGAGTCGCGCTCACTACAATTGCCACATTCACAAAGCGCAAGATATCTGGTACTAGATAGTTGATGCAACTCAGTGGCTTGGCATAAGATAGTCTAGTTATTCGCGATATACATTCCTTCACTTGCGAGCATTTCTGTGTCGTAAATGTGACCACTCTTTGCTTAATCTTTCCAACTGAGTATATGAGCGATGTGTCGTATCTGCCGCCTAAATCTGCGCTCTTTTCCGGGATTAAAGGTTTTGAAATAAGTCGACGCGCTTTTTGCGATCGCCTTATTTGTGACAATTTTTCCCACCAGCTTAAGTCGCGCCATGAATCCTCCAACTCCTGAAGAAAGATTTTTTCAGTGATTGGTAAGGATCGTTCTCTAAAAGAAGCAAATCCTACATCGATCAACGATTGATCTGTTTCAGTGCGTTCTTTGAATTTTAAGAGCGTTTGGATTGCGAGCGCATAAGAGAGATTCGGCCGCGTCCCTGTTATCATACCTTCAAGCAAGTTGCTCGCATGAGCATCGATTATCTGACTCTGCATTGTGAGTGAACTAGCCATCCTAACCTTGCAGGCAAGTAGAGATAGCATGGACGCCACGTTTGTCAAACTCTGATCTTTTGTTATCCATCTTCGTGTCGCCTCCTCAAAGGTACCGCTGTTGTACATCGCCATCAAAACCCCAGGTGATAATATTGACATGACGATGAGATGTGGTTCAGATTCGAGTATTTCGCGCAATATTGCTGGTCGATAAATGGCTCTGATTAAAAGCTTAATTCCAGCAACATCAGTCTTAGTTGTGTCAACCAATCCGCCGACTGAGTAATGCTTCATCTCTGATTCCATTGAATTGCTGGCAAATTGAATTAGTTGATTGACTGTGTTGGCTTTCAACACATGGTAACCAGTCGACAATGACCCGTACGAATCAATTACATGCATGGTCTTGCACGTGTGATCAACCAAAATCCGCGGTAACTCAGCGTTGCCAGCTTCTGGATATAGCACTGTCATCATATAACATGCTGTGGCTACATCCATCATTGATGGCCACATTCCTAACTGTGCGATGACAATGTCCCTCAATCGCTTTGTGAAGTCCTTCGCATCTTGTTCATTAATATTCACATACATTGCTAGGAATATATTGATGTAACAATAACCTTCCTTTGCAATGTATAACCCCTGCTTTAAGGGGTTTGGTAAATCAATGAACTTCGGATCACCAGAATTCCCAATTACTAAGTGATGTTTCGTTGGCATCCGAATGGTTGACTCAAGCGGTTGGCCGTCCTCTAGTGTGACGCAACAGCACGGATATACGAAGTTCCCACGCAATTTACTCGTGCAAGCCGTTGTCAGTTTGTGCCTCGGAACCTGTATCCCCTCCATACTAGCCCGTAAAGTTGCGAAATTTGTGGACATGATCAGGTTAGTGGTTGCAAGCAACCGCTCGCCATTTGGATTTCTCCTGATCCGATATTTTTCATATCCCCTATACGGATCAATTGGTTCATAGCACTGTACGAATCTCTTTGCATGTGTGTCTCTCAATCCCCATACAAAATTTGCATTTGTGTCCAATTGATTATCACACATTAATGCCATATTCAAATGTGCTTTAGCCGAAATCTTGTTTCTGAAATGAGAAAGTGCTCCGAGCTGTATGTTCTCCGTGCGATTGTTTAAGTAGCGTGCAATTTCCAGCAAGCAATTCACACGCTCTTGTCGTTCCTCTGCTGATGCTGTGCTCCCTAGCATAATTAGATTGCTGAGTCTCGCGACATGTGTAAAAGGTGCTTCTTTCCTATCTCCGACTGTCTTGATTATATCCGCAAACCCTGAAAAACTTTCTTCCAGATCTACAGTTGGGTTCATGTAAGCCTGTAAGAAAGATAGCATGTGCTTGAATGCCGGGTGTTTGGCCCCAATTATATTCATTGTTGTTCTCGCTTGGTCGGATATTTGACATTTGAGATCCTCCTTCTGAATTTTGGTGTAATTTGTAGCACACTTCTCACATGTAATTCGACCACAAGGATAAATACACTGACAAATAAGAGCGGCAACTTGCCCGCACTCTTCAACATTGAAGTTTGATTCACATTGGTGATGCATTACTGGTCTATGCTTTCGAAATGTTTCATCAAAGCCCTTCCAAAACTTCTGTGCTGCATCTGAGTAGTGAATCATGCTTAACATGACACTCCTTGTGATTCGTGACCTAGCATCATAAAACTTTCCTTCATGTTTCCCTCGAATGATAAAGAAGTCATTTCCACACCTCCCAGTGGGCTCTTTAGCATTCTCTACGCTTAATACAACTCCACTGTAACCAGGGCACACATACTTCCATGCATCCTGCTTTCTCCAACTGCTAGCATGCACAAGAGCTGTCATGATTTGCGCGTGTGATGTGGAGATTTTTACATCCACACGTTTCCTCCTCCCGCTATGGTGTTCTAAGTTGACCTGCAGGAAGTTTGCTCCTTGCCTTCTTATGTATCGAGTGTGCACAGGTTTTGCGCGACCCATCCCAATAAGCGTGACAGATTTTTGCATCTTCGCACAAATCTTAGCTACTGCAGAAGATAATGCATTCAACTCGCTTTGCCCAAGACGAACTGCCCTAGGTAAAGCTTTGACCTCCTTCCTTGATGGTGTTTTATTTAGTGGCCATTTGATGGTGTATGGTGTATAGCGAGGCAATTCCCCTCCAGCGATTGAGATTTGTGTGACAGGGTACGGCGTCAGCTGGTCAAAGATACGCTCTTCACGTTCCTTTGCCTCTCTACGCTTTTCCGCTCGTTTCAGTTTCCAATCGGGTATCTTGACTGCTTGTGCTCTACCTCGTTTATCAAATCGCATGTAGTGCGTTCGTAGATCAATTGGGCGAGGTGTCACTTTCTTCATAGCATTGTCTAGAATGCTACGATGCTTTGCTTGCTGCTCCTCTGCAGCTCGGACTAAGTAGTGGTTTAGCGTAGTAGTCCCCTTATTATTACCAGAGCTAGCAAACTCACGCGGGAGTGCTCCTATGTTAGCTCCAGATCCTGCATGGGTGCCCATGGGTACGTGTACTGCGATGCTGCCAATCTAATTGCTGCCTATTTTTGCTGCTGTTTGCTATTTGACAAGTGATTAAAATTGTTGTTTTTGAATTTGTGAAATCTGAGTTCGCAATGAAAAAGCTTTGATCGTTCTTGTA